TGGCATTACAGAGCCTTTGCATATACATTTTCGTTAACGTTGACTACCCGCATCCGTTTCATACCTTCTTCAAACTTGTTATACGACACTGATGCAGATTCCATGTTGTCACGAAACATGTACGCATAATACATACCGCCGTCAATAATCACATGGCGATATCTGAATGGTACAGTAGGTACGTCTGTGTCGTTGGTAAGGTCGTTAGGATACATGAAGTATTCGTACTTTATTTCGTACGCCGCATCAGGAGTGGGTACAAAAATAATATCGTTGTCTTGAGAACGTACGACGTAGCGAGGTTCGCCACCTTCAGATGCTGCTTTGTACTCTTCATCTATGTACTTTTGAACGTACTCATCATAAGACAGTTGCGTTAAACGTATAGCATTTGCTACTTTAGGAGTAGTTGTACGTTGCAATCGTACTGTGTCAAAATCAATGTACTTTGCATTAGTTGGCAAAGGATACCTCATGTTTCCAGCAGATAAGGTTATCTCATCGTAGTTATGATTCCAAGGCCAAGAAAAATGAGATTGATTGATATCCCGTATTGCTGAGTTTACCGAATCTTTTATTTGTGAGTAAACACCAGTTGCAGTTGAAAAGTTTGTTGTTGTTAACTCTGTTTCATTAAGTCTGCGACAGATGTCATTTGTTAAACCTAAGAAATCGTACGCCATCAGTTTTTCTCCACGACACGAAGACGTATCTCTTGTTCAAATACAGTGTTGGTTGATGTTGTCATTCGGCATGTGATGTAGTATGTAGTGAACGCTGTACCCGACCCTAGATACAAAGTAGCCACTGTGTCCGTGTTCGTACTACTTACGTACTGTAGACCATTAACAATCTGTCCCTGTGACCACGTTTGTAACGTACCATTTGCGTCTTCAATCTTCCACTCAATACTAGCGATTGTAAGACCCTCAAGAATACTTTGCCAATCCACAGAGTAGTCTAGTTGGTCATCTGGGTCTTTGTCTTTCCATTTGATAGCCATTATGCAACTCTTTTTGCTTGAGATGGAATGAGATAGAATGTACGAATTTTACTGTGGTCAGCCGCTACGAATGTCTGTGTTTGTCCAGTAGTGGTAAGAGTACCAATCGAACCAGTTGCAGAAACACTAAGTAAGTTTTCTGATACACTTTCAACTACCGTGCCAACCTGCCCTGTGGCACTAACACCAGATATAGCAACTGTTACAACAGAACGTGCTGATAGTGTTCCTATTCCACCCGTACCAACTACACCAGTAAGTCCTGCACCTACGTTTTCCTGTACCGTACTTACCGCGCCTGTACCAGCAACACCAGAAACGGTTTTGGTAATATTCAGCTTGATGGTTCCGATTTGACCCGTAGCGGATACGCTTGCAAGATTTTCGGAAATATCTAATTCAAGACCGTTGATTGCAACGGGGGCAATCGCTCCCGTAGCAGCTACACCCGTTAAAGTAGCCCGACCCGGAACTATGCCATACTCTGCTTTACCGTACTGCCCTGAACCATACAACGCAACAAAAGCAGAATCAAAAGCAACACTAATGGTGTTACCCATACCATTGCCGTGAACAGTACAATAGTACCTTAAAGCTGCTGGTGTAGAAGCATCTACAACTATCTGTACTTCTGCTCCAGCGTTTCCTTCTGTTCCCGTTACAGTAACATCAGTTGTGTACGAGGCTCCGTTGCTGTCTTTAAACCTTAGTGGGTGACCAGAGTTGGTGCTATCGGATACATCAAAAACGTACGTATTACCTCTACTGAAACTTAGCGTCGGATTAGGAGAGCCGTCTATATAAAAGACGTTACCTGAACCCGGATTCGCTACGGTAACAGTGTAGGTAATTGTAGCCATATTAGGCTATCCGTATAACAGCCGTAGACGCAGCAGCCGCAGGAAATTCTACGGTAAAGTCACCAGCAGTGGCACTGACTGTTCCACCGAAGTCAATCACGCAGATAGCTTTGTTAGATGCAGAACTGTTATAGATGATACATCCATCAGCAGATAAGGTTACGTTAGCAAACACTTCATCAGTAAAGTCAACGATTGCGGTAGTACCGTCAGTAGAAATAGTAGCACCGTCAAGCACCTGACCACCAGCAGAGTAGTTTGTACCTGATGCTTCATCAGAGTTACCAGTTACGTCTGAGTAGTTTGTTGTTGCAGCGTTGTATGTACCAGATGGGCTTGCTTTTATGAGAGCAAGTTTCAGAGAGTGAGTATCGAGGTCATGCGTACCGCCCAGAAGTTCAGACTTGAAGCTGGTACACATTGCAGTTGTGATTGCCATGAGGTTTCTCCTTTAGGGCAGTTAACGATTAGGTTCGTAAAATTCTTCCGCAGCAACCACAGCAGTAAGTTCATTTGCAGTTCCTGCAGCAACAATGATTTTATCTCCTGCGTGAAGAAACAGTGGTTTCTCTACAGTAAATACAGATTCAGAACTCTTGCCCGATACTGCATGAGACGAAAACAAAGTGTGAGTGGTTGTCGTGTCTGCTTCGTAATATTTCAAAGTGTAATTGATGTTGCTAGCATTGTCGTTTGCAATCATCAGGTGTTCGACATGAGATGAAAAGTTTGTAGGCACAACATATACATCTGTGTCACTAGTTGTTGTTAAAGCTGTTGCATGTGTAACGAACTTAGAACCGCTGTTAATAACTGGCATCAGCTTACTCTTCTATGACGACGTACTTTTTTAGCAATCTTTTTGGGTTGTCTGGAGACTTGTTTACCTGCCTTAGTTGCTTTTCGTTTAGCACGGGTTGTTGCCGCGTACTCTTTCGCTGATAGGGACTTAATGGCCTTCTCAGGTAGATATCTTTCCCCGGTTGCTTTTGGACCCTGTGTCGACGGCTTACCACTCTTGGTACGCCACTTCTGCTTAGTCCATGCCTTCAAAGAGCGTTGGCTCTTCTTTAGTGCCATCTTTTTTCTCCTGAGTCAGCTTTACAAGTGTAGTAAATCTTTCATTCGCTGAAGCATACTTTTCAACTGCTGCATCCATTTCTGCAAGCAAGTCTGGATGTTCTCCCACAGCGACTGCATTGTTGAGATAATTGCTGAGTACATACGTTGCATCTTTCATCTCCGCTTGATATTTGAATAGTAAAGCATCAATGGCTAACTTGGGCAGGGACATGTGTTTCTCCAAATACTCCAGTATACTGTTCTAACTAGAAGAAGTCAAGATAACACCTACAAAAGCAGCTACCATCAACCCTACAACTATAACAACAACAGAAGCTGTTTTTACGTTTTCCCAAAACTCATGTTCCTTACGAGCCTGCTCTATACGTCGTTTCTTTTCGGCTTCCTTTGCTTCCTGTATACGCTTGGCACGTTCGTTAACGATACCTGCCCACGTTCCGGGACCAAATCTCATATCTACAAGAACAGCTACCTCACGCAGTTTTTCAGCCGCAAGTTTTGCATCTATAACTTCTTGGGCAACAGAGTTCACACTGAAGGTGTCGATGCCTGCCTTTTTGTTACGTGCCTTTTGTGCTTCTTGCTCACCGCGAAACAGGTCGTCTATCTGTCCTGCTATCTCCCCTATATCTTTAGCGGTGTTGATTTGGGACTTGATAAAGTCTGTGGCCTGCTTTACGAGAGCGATTCCTGTCAGTACCTCTGCTACAACCATCAGTTTCTATATCCGCCCCCTGCTTTCTTATAAGCTGCAGCCAGCATTTGCGCTTTTCTTGCTGACCATTGTCCCGGCCTGCCGCCCTTTCCACCTGCCTTAATACGGTTGAACAGACGTTTTCTCATACCGGGCTTGGTATAGTTACCAGCCTCGTTGACACGGCTCTTGCTTTTCTTTGCCTTACCGCCTTTACGCATCTCTTCTACGTCATCAATCTTACCAGCATTTCTAGAAGCATAAAAAACTTGTTCACCTTTTTTGCCACCATAAGTGCGTTTCATAGATTGCATAATCTTTTTTCCTTTTTCAGTTAAGGGCATGGTTACGTAACAGCTACACGCTTTCCCTTTTTCATAAGTTCTATTGCCTTATCAGAAGGTCCATCTAAGTATATTCCTTTACGAGGGGGTACAGTGTATCCTTTGGGGTTGTCCCTCTTTTTATCAAGTTCCTGCATCATATAACGCATAGGAGTCATTGGTGTATACTTTTGTTCTTGAATTTTAGACAATTAATTCTCCATCTCGCATGGCATTAGCCAAACGTACCGCCCGTTGTCCTACCTGTGATGCCCAACGAGAATCGAGCATCTCAACTGCTGCTAAAGAAAAGTCGCGGTCATGCACAGCTTTCCACATGTTCTTAAATTTATTTAAACGAGGCACACCTAAGTTAAAACCCATATCAAGTAAGACCCTAATGCGAACGTCGCCAATTCCAGAAATACATGGGTGAGCATTGGACAACTCCTTCTCTACTATGTCGATGTCATTAGCTAATAGAAAACGAGCGTGGGTCTCTGTTATACCCTGTTCATATATTTCTGCTTTGAGCATGTTCATGAAAGCTAGTTCGCCATCAGTAATACCACGGTCCTCAAGGTTACGACCTACACCGATTGTATCAATGCCAAGGTGGTCCTTGTATACCTGCAGTTCCATACCCTCATGCAGGATTAGCTGGTCAATGAGTGCTTCACGGTTATAATTCACTTGCTGTGTACCTTTTGTACTTCAAAAGATGCTTTTAAAGATGCGCCTTTATGGGGTTTGTATCCACCTGATGGATTCTTCATCAGTTTGAAGCCTTTGCCTGACTTCATCCAGTGATAGCCTTTTGGTGCTTCTACTGACTTTTTCATTACTTACCTTTCGCTTCTCTACCCAGATAGATACCGTACACACCTGTCATAACACCCATTATAACGGAGACAAATGCCGACTGCTGTGTTGTCGGGTCTTCTAGGTTCATGAACCACTCTGCACAACGCCATGACATCGCAACAGAAGCAATCATAGTTAGCTTGGCTGTAACATTAAACTGCAGCCATCTTTTCCACCAATCAACCATTATTTTTTACCAAAGAATTTTGTTGCGCTACGCATACCTAACGACGCAGCCACGATAAGTCCAAGACTGTACTGATACCATTCCGGCATCGCATCCAAAGCGGCAAAGCCTTGCTGTACAATTTCTCTACCCCAATCTCCACAGAAAGCCAGTATGAGCGGTACAGAAAATAACAATGTAATCCACTCATCTTTCCATGAGTGCTTACTTCCTTCAGCCATAGCCAAATCCCAATCGATTTCGCCCGTAGCCTTCTTTTGCATAATTGTAGCTTCAGCTTGAGCCTTCGCAACTTTCGCTCCTGTTTCTGCTTTTTGTTTTTCTACCTTACCTTCTAGCCACGTACCTGCTATCTGGGATATAGGTCCAATAAGTGCAGTTAGCATTTCCACCTCTTACGCGCTTGACGAAGACGGCTGTTAGGATTCTTTGCAGCCTTGGGAAACTTCTTCATCTGTCCAGCAGACCTAGCGCAGAAAGATTTACGCCGTTTAGCATCTTTGCTACCCGGCTTTACTTTTCCTGTTACTGCTGTCTTTAACTTAGAACCGGGGTTCGCCTTTCGATAGGCTTTGACCCCTGCCTCTGTCATACCCGCACCTTTTTTAGTAGGACGAAAGTTTTTCTTGTTACGGGCTGGCATTTTATCTTGTTTTCGTTTGGTAGCCATCACACTGCTGTCTTATCTTTAATTTCGTCTGGGTGTACACAACTAGTCATCTTGAATACCATTGGTACACGTTCACTTGTCCACAAGTTTATTAAGCCTTGTGCCATTTCACCAATCCGTTCCTTACACTCGTTCTCAGTGTTGTAAGGACCACGATTGTCTATGATTGTCATACAAGCTTGTGCGCTTGCTATATGACATGCTATAATTACGGCTGTGAACATGAGGGTTGTATCCCGGCAGGGTTAGCTGCTTATATCATAAAAAAAAGTGTGCGTCAAGGGGCAAGTTACCCTGCCCCCCGACATTATATTATGAGAAGGTTACTGTCTGTGCAGTTTCTACACCACCAGTACAATCAGCAATGATTGCCCATACACGAACAACAGCGTTAATTGCGCCTGTTCCAATGGTCATATCAATAGTATCTGCTGAGTCATATAGATGTGGTACAGTCGTTGCAAAGATTGCAGTTTCCTGACCTGCTGCAGCAACAGTTGAAGCTGCAACGTAGCGGTTCGCATCTCCGCCGTCACCTAGCTCAATAGTACCAGAGTTTCCTGCACTATCTGCAGTGATAACGTTGATACCAGCACCCAAAACTACAGTATCTGCAGGGATGCTAAGAGTTTCAAACACGTCGGAAGCAGCGTTAGTGGTTGAGCTAAAGTCAACAACTTCTGCGATTACACGAACGTTAGGTCCAGAGGCAGGAAAACCAGTAGTTCCTACACCAGTAATAGTATAAGTCGCCATTTTCTAGTCTCCCTTACGCAAAGTCGATAACACCACGAACGATGGCTTCAGGACGCAGAACTTTACGCCCGAAGACATGCAGTCCACGGATAATATCGCTAAAGGTTTCAGTTGAACGTACAACTTCAGTCTTCGCAATGTGCGAAGCAGTTGCAGTTGAGGACATGTGTCCAGCAAGAACAAGGTTCTCAGAAGCGTCAGTTGCCAGACCTGTCATGGTTACTTGGTCAGTACCACCTGTTGAGTTCAGGGCAGTTGACTTGTAACAATTGAAGCCAGCAATGTTACCCTGCATAACAAGACCGTTACGCAAAGGTGAAGTACCATCACCAGTTACCTGCACTTCAGCAAACTTCGCGCCTGCACCGAACAGGTTTTCGTAGAACGCTGGTGGAGCAACAAACCAACGATTTTCTTCAGGAACGCTCTGGTCGTCCAGAGTACGTGCCATCAGAAGCATTAGGTTGATTGCGTTGTCCTTGGTTGACTTCACGTTAATTGGTGCAGCGGCAGTACCCAAACTTGTGTTTGTAGTAAGTAGGCCACCAGACAGTGAAGCGTCATCAGCACCTGCAATACCTGCGCCGTCAGAGATAGCCTGCAACACGTTTGCGTCGTACTTCCGCTTCAGTGAGTATGCACCTGAAGAAGTTGCCAATGCTTCAAAGTTTACGTGAGACTGACGCTCTTCGATGTCGTCAATCTTGAAACCAAAAGCGTTTGCTTGGTCAACAACCATAGTAATCTGGTCATCAGCTAAGTCCTGTGGGTTTACCACTGAGCCACGTGAGTAGCTAGACACTGTGATTGTTGGTTCTTTAATGATACGTACTGTATCGCCAAAGTTTTCAATTTCGCCAGCGTAGTCGGTATTAGTAATATCTTCTGCAACCGAAGCACGACGGAAGAACTTGAGAACTTTTTGGCTAAAGATTTCTGGCGTAAAGTTGCCAGAAGGGAGGTTATTATAACCTGCTGCTCTATTAAAAGCCATTGTTCAATCCCTTCCTTTGAGGATTAAGAGTTATAGTCGATTCGCCCATCTGCCCTTGCTTGGTCGATTTCAGCTTCTAGCTTTTCGAACTCCCAAGGTTTCAGTTTAGCGATTTGCGAAGCCGTGAAGACCTGCTTACCCGCATTAGGGTCAGTAGCTACTTCTCTAGCGACATTTTTAGTAACAGCATCCGCTGCACTACTTTGACGCTTGGACTTCTTTGGTTTGTTAAGACCTTTATCGGCCTTGTACAAGTCAACCACACGACCTGCCCATCTAGCATCGGTATTGTTTTTATAAATACCATCTGCGATTGTTGCAGGTTGTTCTTCGAGCCAACCTAAGAACTCATCCGTTCCCTTCAGTTCATCAAAGTCTGGGTGTAAGCGTAGCAGTTCCTCGTAGGCGTTCTGCTTTTCTAGTTGCTTTTCCCGTTCCTTGATTGTACCTATTTCACTTCTAAGTTCTGCGACTTGAGATTCGGTTTGCATAGATGCAACAGTTTGCACCACTTCAAACACGTCAGGATACCTGTTCTTAAAGTTTTCCAGTTCTTCTGGGGTTCTAGGAACCTGTACACCTGTTGGCATATCTACAGCCTCTTTAGTCATTGCGTCCTTGAGGTTCGCGATTTCCTGTTTGAACTCGTTGACCTTGCTGTCATAGTGCTTCTTCAAGTCGTCGTAACGTTTCTTGTAATCGTGTTCCGCTTCCGCTTCTTTCTGCGGTACGAAACTATCGCCTTCCTGAGTAGCCGCTTCTTTGGGAGCGGGGTCAGTTTCTTCTTCGGATGCTTCTACTTGTTCGTCTTCGTCATCCTTGTAGACTTCATCGCGATACTTACCACGATACAATCCTTCGTTATTTGTAACTCCAAAGGAGTCATTTGCTTTATTGGCTCTGTGGCCTTTTGCTTTTGCCATTTGTTTTACCTCATGATGCGGGGCTACTTGGCGTGTAGGTAGCCGCTTCGGTTACGTCAGGGCCGCGTTAGCGGGTAGCTGACTAATTCGTGTTTAAGAATGATTCGTTACCCTGCAATGTTGCATCTGCTACTGTTTTAGGTGTAAACGCTGTGCCTATTGCCTCTAATATTGCTAACGGAGGTGCTGCCTTTGTAGCTACCTTAGAGATTGCCCTGCCTGCAAGTTTGCCTGCAGATTTAGGGTCATTCTTAAATGTTTCAATAAAGTTTACTTTTGACTTATCATCGTGAAATACTTGTTCCTGTAAAAACATCACCATGCTTTCCAAGGAACGTTCACCTGTTTCGTAAGCCTTTTTCATGTTACGTATAAAACGTACATTCTTGTCAAGTTCTGACTTAGGCATCTTTTTAAAGTAATCAGTTTTTTGTTTAGCGTGAGTTTTCCACGCTTCTTCTACACCATCAAATAACTCATCTATAGTAACTTTTCTACTAAGAATCTGTTGATTACCGGGTCCAGCAGAATGAGCAAAGTTACGAGCTTTTTCTATAGAAGGAGTATGAAACTTACCTACGTTCTCTTTACCATATCCATAGTCTACATTAAGATTTGATTTATCTACGTCTATTGGCTCACCGCGATAGACTGTTACTTTGTCGCCGGATGCGTAGCCCTGTTCAAGAAAGCCACCCTCCGACGCTTCTTGGCGACGAGAGACCTCCTTCTTCCCACGGTTGTTGATTTTCTCTAACCTATCGTATCCGATAATTTTTGCTAGTTCAGGCGGTATGACAACTTCGCCTTTAGATAGAGCAACATCTATTGTACCCTCATATAGTTTACGGTCCACACGTCCGATGTCAAGACCTTTCTCTCGCGCTACGGTGTAGGCATCGAGAATCATCTTGCGTATGTCCTGTGAGCCTGCGTGTTCTACAGCAGGTGCATTGATAACAAACGTACCCTCTGGTACTTCCATCGGTTGGTCATCTGCAACAGTTTC